TTCACCTTCCGCTGGTTCGTTTATGCAGATAACGCAAGGTTTGGAAGGCCAAGACCTTCAACATTTCCGTAAAGGAACAGCAAACGGCAAACCATTCACTTTGTCATTCTGGGTCAAAGCGTTCCAAACTGGAACGTTCATTGTTGAATTATTGGACAACACCAACTCTCGTTCCATTTCAGCGTCTTACACAATCAACTCTTCAGGCACATGGCAATACGTAGCCGTCACGTTCCCTGCTGACACGACAGGTCAGTTCGCTAACGACAACACTGCTGCCCTTTATGTGAACTGGTGGTTGGGTGCTGGAAGTACGTACAGTTCAGGAACGTTACAAACAGCGTGGGGAACGACAACAAACGCTAACCGTGCTGTTGGACAAACAAACCTTGCTTCATCAACGTCAAACTATTTCCAGTTGACGGGTGTTCAGTTAGAAGCTGGTTCTGTCCCGTCACAATTTGAACGTCGCCCATACGGAACGGAATTGGCTTTGTGTCAGCGTTATTACATTGCGATTATCAACCGTGAAGGTGCATTTGATTCGCCACTTGGTCAAGGAAACTGGCATACTGCTAATACTTTGTGGTGTTACATACCGTTTGTTGTTGACATGAGAATTAACCCCACACAAACAACTGACAGCGGTTCGTTCACTGCTTACGGCGGTGGTGGTTCAAGCGCTATTTCCGCTATCACTCTTTACAAGTCGGGTCGTGAAGGTGCGGAAATTCAAGTAACTACTGGCGGTTCGCCAACATTGGGTACAGGTGGCTGGTTTACTTCAGCCACTGTTGGTGCTGGTATTCGTTTCAATGCGGAGTTGTGATGAAAAATTACATTTACAAGACAGTTGATATAACCACTGATGAAACACGAATAGTGTACGGATATGTAGAGCATGACCGTGTGTGGTGGTTCGGTATTCAACCCGACGCAGAGTTACAGGCATGGCTTGACGCTGGAAACGAGCCTGAAGAATGGAAGCCAGTCACGGAGGCATAACCCGTGGCTTCCTACCGCTACCTAACAGCAGACCTACTCACCAACACCATCATCGGAGAACTACCACTAACAGGTGTGTCATGGGGACAAGCCCTCAACGAAGCAGGCACCGCATCCGGGCACCTCATCCTCTCCGATTCACGCATCACGAACACCCTCGGCACCTACAACGCCTCCAACCAGTTCACACTTGACTATGTGACCACCCCGTCACGCACCGCGCTGTACGTTGAACGAGACAACCAAATCGTGTGGGGAGGTGTGATCTGGTCACGCCAATACGATTCAGCTAGTCAAACCCTGTCGCTTGGTGCGCGCGAGTTCGAGTCCTATCTTCAGAGGCGCAGGTATTCGGCAACAACGGTGTGGGACAACACCACCGACCAGTTCACCGTTGTGAAAGCCCTCCTAGACGCAATGAACGCTGCCCCGTCAGGCAACATCGGTATCAGCACCGCCAGCATCGGTTTATCAGGACAAAACTTGGCGAACCCGTTCCCCGTCTACGACTACGAGAAACGCAACATTTTCGACACCATCCTGTCCCTGTCGCAGCAGGCGGCACCATACGGTTTCGATTTCAACATTGCTTGCGCGTACGACCCGAACTACAACATCACGAAAACGTTCAACGCCTACTACCCACGCAAAGGTCTCCCTATCGGGGCGAACTACAACAACCCGATGCTGGAGTTCCCATCCGTTATCGCTCGATACTCGTACCCTGAAGATGGTGCGAACCTTGTGAACGTGTTGTACGGTCTCGGCCCCGGCTCATCGGATGGTCAATATGTGTCCACTCAGCAGTCGGGTTCGTCGCTTGGTGCTGGGTATCCACTTCTTGAAGATGTGCAGTCGTTCTCCCAGATTCCTGACCCGACAATGGTGGACAAGTTGACCGCTGGACAGGTCGCTGCCCGATCCGTTCCTGTTGTGGTTCTTAACGCTTCATGGGTGCCGACGACAGCCCTCACCGAATACTCACAGAACGGTTTACAAACCACACAGATGCCTGTCGCACCAAACATTGGTGACTTCCAAACAGGTGACTTCTTCCGTATTCGTATCACCGATGACCGTTTCCCGAACACGTTGGAAACCGCGCTCCGTCTGTCCAAGTTTGATGTCGCTGTCGGAGATAATGGTTCAGCAGAAACCGTGTCAGGCTCGTTTGTTCTGCCTGCCTACTAAGGAGTCGTTATGGGTGTGTTGAATCAGAATCCACAGTTGGGTGCGATGTTCGCTGACCTTGACCGCAGGATTCGAGCATTAGAGGCGGTGCGTCGTTTCACTATCCCTGTCGTCCCTGACTACACAAAGTTCCCTGCCTATCCCCAGTCGGGGGATTGTGTGATTGACGCATCCACCGGGTACCTGTACGTCTTCCTCGTGTTGGCTGGTCTCGGCTATCAAGGCCTCACCTCGGTCACGTCAAACACGATTGGTACAGGCTCCAAAACTTTCGCTATGACGAACACAGGCTCCTTCCAAACAGGTGACCCGATTCGTTTCACCCAGACAGGTTCCACTACGAACTACATGGCAGGGTTCATCAGCTCCATCACAACGAACAGTTCCATCACCGTGAACGTCACCACCACAGGTGGCTCAGGAACGTTTGCGGCGTGGACGGCTGGCGCAGCCGGCGCATGGCGACAAATAGCAACCTATGCCGATTTTATTTCGGCAGGTATCTACTTCTCCACCTCATCGGGTGGTTCCGCTATCGCTTCAGCCCAATCGGTTGCTGGTGGAGGTTCTGGATCTGCGACTTCGGGTTCTACCGTTGGTACGGGAGGGACTGGGTATCTTCTCGCGTCTGGGTACGCACCGCACTAGTATCGCTGTCGCGGATGGGTCTGCACAGATGGAGAAACCCATGAAAACCGCAATCAGCATCGTTCAGCGAATCATTTCCACTTTCATCGTCAACGCGATGGCAATCGTTGGTGGATCAGCCCTTATCGGTGGTATCCCGGTTGCTAAGTCTGCCGCTCTCGCTGGTGTGTCGGCTGTCGCCACCGTCCTTGAACGTCTCGCTCGCGCCTCGGTTGACGGCAACCTGACCGCTGCCGAAATCAACGAGGCGTTCACTGGTGTCACCCCAGAGGAAAAGAAGTAATGGGTTACACAGGGTTCGACAAGATCGCGGACGCCAAGATTCCAGCAACGGAGCGTTTGATTGACTTGTGTGGTCGTCGTTGGAAGTTCACGAACATGGGTTCTTTGGTGGTGCGTGTGATGCGTTCCGCGCCGGCAGATATTCAAAAGTTGGATGTCCACGACCCGAAATGCAAGCCGTACATGTCGGTTCATGCGACGGGTCGCGCTGCCGACATCGGGTTCGGAGCTGACGACAAGGCCGCTGTGCAAGCAATGAACTGGTTCGTGCAGTACGCCGACCAACTCGGTATCGAAGAGGTTCACGATTACGGTGGACGGACAAAGCCGGGAACCTCACAATGGGGTCGTGGTTGGCGTGTTGGTCGTGGTTGGAAGGATTGGACTGCTACCGATAACGGTGGCACACCGGGTCTGGGCACGAAGTGGATTCATGTGGAGATTTCGCCGGCTATGGCTGCGAAGTCTGCGGACGAGTACGAAGCGATTTGGCGCAGCGTTCCGAAGCCATGAGCCTGTTTCTTTGCACGGCTATCGGCGTGGTTGTCGGTATGGCTGTCGCGTTGCGTTTTCTTATTGACGAGTGAAACGTTGGCTGGCACTTGTTGTGTTGGCTTTGGGTTTGATGGTGGGCTTGTCAAAGGCCAGCGGTGCGACGGTGTCTGGGCTGTCCGTTGTTGGGTACAGCATCGATCAGGTTCCGCCTGAACAATCTGACAGTTTGTACCCACAATGTGGGGACGGGAACTACCCCAATATCAACCAGTCATGGGATGCGGAACGGTTTCAGGACTGTGGCTGGGACAATTTCATGCTTCACTACCGAGGGTTCATCACCATCCCTGACGGAGTTCAGTCGGTGAGGTTCGCTATCGCGTCAGATGACGGAAGTGATGTCACAATCAACTCCACCAACTTCGGGTCTTGGACAGATAAGGCTTGTTCGGTTGATTATTCGGATCGGGTGACGTTGCCGACCGACACACCGCTCCCGTTGGATGCATGGTTCTACGAGAACGGTGGTCAAACGTGTTTTATGTTGTTCTGGCAGTTCGATGGCGATAATCAGGATTGGTCGGTTGTTCCTGAGTCCGCGTTTAGTGCAGTAGTGCCCACAACAACAACCACGTCGTCGACAACCACAACGACAACAACAGAACTTCCTTCAACTTTTTCATCGGTTCCTCCTTCGAGTACCCCAATTATGACAAGTCCTGCTAATTCTTTGGTGGATACGGTCGTCCCATCATCCAGCACATCGTCAACACAGCCGCCAGAACCATCCACCACCCCCACAACACAAGTAGAGATAACACCGCCAGAGTCCAGCACATCCACTTCTTCAACATCGCCTCAAACTACACAGCCCGTCGTAGTCCCATCTTCTACGACGAGCGAGCCTGCCAACCGAGGCGGACAGGTGGGCACCACCACCATAATGCCCACCACAAGCGTCCAGAAGCCCGTAGAGACGACTTCCACGCTTCCCCCTATAACGACAACCCCCACCACCTCCACAACGCTCCCAGCGTCTCCTACGAGTATCCCCCCAGAACAGGCCGTCGCTCTCGCCACCAACCCGACAGCCGTCGCCAACCTCACACCCGAACAAGCCTCAGTTGTGTTCGCGTCCATCGACGAAAACACCCTCACCCCAGATCAAGCAGCTCAACTGGTCGCAGCCGTTCAACACGCCCCAGCGAAAGTGCGTAAAGCGTTTGAGAAGAAAGTCCCGGTCTTTGGTGGCAAGTTTGAGAACTATGTGCCTCTTGGCTCTCGGGTGCCTGTGAAGACAAGACGAATTATCATCATCGGAACTGTTGTAATTGCTGGTCTGACTGTGAGAAGGAGAAAGCCATGAAACTAAAGGCTTTCCTGCGTGACGCCATCCTCACATGGCTGGGTTTCGAGGTCACCATCCTCACCCTGTCAGGCACCATTCAACGCATCGTTCTCATATCGACCCTTGTTGCCGGCGTCCTCCACATGCTGCTCTCAATCTTTGGAGACGACGAGTGAACACCGCAGTCGCACTTGTCATCGCCTTGCTCGGCTCCCCAGCGTTCGTCTGGTATTTGGCACACAAGTTCGACGCCCGAAACACCGAACAACACAACAACAACATGAAAATCCTCAACGAAGTCAAAGAATCGGTAGTAGAGGTCGGTCAAGATGTAAAGGAAGTCCGCAAGGACTTATACGCCCACATCGCGTACCACGCGCACAAGGAGACCACAGATGGGACTACGGGACGAAATGAACTCCCTGTACCTGAAGACGAACAAATGCTCGGTCGGGAAACTCTTTGACAAACTAGACAAAGAAACCCGTACCGAACTGGAAGAAATCGTTGCGGATCCGCAGGTACCTCTACAAGCGTTAGCTCGTTTGGCTGACGCTAAAGGTTGGAAGATTCATCGGGACACTTTCCAACGTCATCGTGAAAGGAAGTGTCGTTGTGAGTCTTAGAGACGAGATGGGTGAGGCCGAGAACCGTGCCGAGGTTCTGCATTTTCAACGGCAGTTAGATAAAGCGAACCGTGAAGCCTCGGATGCGAAAGAACGTGCCCGTATCGCTGAGGAATCCCTTGAACGGGTGACGACCGAGTTGGGTTTGATGATTGGTCTTACAGACCGCGCTAAGGGTGCGCCGGCTTGGTTGACCGCACCGAAGAAATCCACGAAGCATCGCGGAACACCATTCCTGCTTCTGTCTGACCTTCACTTGGATGAGGTTGTGCAGCCAGCTGAAGTCATGGGGATGAACGCCTACAACCGCAAAATCGCGGAGATGCGTTTGGCGGAAACGTTTCGTGGCACCGTCAAAGTGACACGCGACTATTGGACTGGTATCTCGTATGACGGGATTGTCGTACCGTTGATGGGCGACCTATACAGCGGAGACATCCATGAGGAACTTACCCAAACTAACGAGGACACTCTTCTCGGTTCCATCCTCCATTGGACAGATCATCTTGCTGCTGGCATTTCTTTACTTGCTGACGAGTTTGGCAAAGTACACGTTCCGGTTGTTGTGGGTAATCATTCTCGGCGTACTCGCAAGCCAAGAAGCAAGTTTCGAGCCAGAGACAATTTCGACTGGTTCACCGGGCATCTCCTCGCGAAAATGTTCAAGGACGACAAGCGGATTACGTTCGATGTGTCTGAATCACCAGACACGGTGGTCACCACCTATGGATGGAGAATCATGGTGACTCACGGAGACCAAGCCAATGGTGGGAATGGTATTGGTGGTGCGTTCATGCCGATTATGCGTTTGGATGCGAAGAAGCGCGCGAAGATGACCGCTGTTCAACAGTCGTTTGATTTGATGTGTCTCGGGCATTGGCACACGCTCATGTTTGCACCGAACTTTGTGGTCAACGGAACCACGAAGGGATACGACGAGTACGCTTTTACGTCCAATTTCGGGTATGAGGAACCGTCTCAAGCGATGTTCCTGATTAGCCCGGAACACGGCAAGACGTGGACTGCACCTATCTTCTGCGCTGATCGAAAGAAGGAAGGCTGGTGACCGACGAAAACATCTTTCGTCGTGACATCGACCCAGTCACTTTCAACATGTGTCTCGTCCAGCGTGTCGCCACCATCGACGATGAAGGTGTGACCACGTCCATTCTGGTCAGGTTCGCCGATGAAGGCCACGATGACCAGTATGCGATGATTCTTCACCCTGCGACTGCTTTGTTGTTGGGGGTGGAGTTAGTTCAGGCAGGTGTCGAGGGATGACCACTATCGCTGCTGTTCAGGGGAATGGTTGGGCTGTTGTTGGTTGGGATTCCCGTATGGCTGTCGAAGGTGGACGGGTCTACTCGGCTGGGCACGGATCCTCGAAGATTGTGAAACACAACGGGTATTTGTTGGGTGCTGCCGGTGATGTCCGAATTATCAATGTCCTTTCCTATGCGTCCAATCTTCCTGCGCCTCCCACGGTGCGCGGCCTGCGGCTGGACAAGTTCATCACCGCCAAGTTCATCCCGGCGTTGCGTGATGTGTTTGACCGGGAAGGCATCACCACCAAAAATGAGACTGACACGGACAGCGTGGTGATGGTGCTGGTCAATGCCACGGTGTACGAGATTGGTGGTGACTGGGCATGGGTCAGGGATGCTTCAGGGTTGTACGCAATTGGGAGCGGCGGCGACTTTGCGTTGGGTGCGCTCGCCATGCTGGATGTGTCCGGGGTTGATATTGCGAAGAAGTCGGTGACCACAGCGTTGGAGGTTGCTGCGAGGTTTGATTCGGGGACTGCTGCACCGTTCCATACAGCGTCTCAACTGGTACTTGGATAACTCACGACTGACACTCAGCTCGAAGAGGGGACTAGAAATGTGTCCCCCTAGAGATGGAGTTGTGATGAGCCAGAGAGACGTGTTGTTGGTGTTGGAGTTTCTGCGTCGCGTGGTGGTTCATGGGTCGGATCAGGACGAACTTCTGGCTTTGGTGGCTCGGTTGGAGGCTTTGGTTGGGATTCGGTCGGCTGCCTGAAACCCTTGTGGGGTAAGGGTTTGAGGATTTCCTATAAATAGTGCTTGACATGCCCTACAAGTCGGGTTTATATTCAAGGCATGGAACAAAACACCAACACCCAAAAGATTGAAACCACCATCAACGGACAGCGCATCCGCTGGATCCCGTTGGATAACGGCAACTTTGTTGAATATCAGTTCGACAACCACACCAATCATTTCAAGAAGTTCGGTGAGGTTTACCTCATGCGCGTCGTTGAGAGACTGTGCAAAGCAGCTCAGGAGACCAAGTGATGTTCGCATTAGCTGAACACACCACGACCACGCTGATCTGGTTCCTTGGAATCCCCAGCATCGCTCTTGCAGAACACATTTGGAGCGTGATGAAGCGTGACACACCCAATCCGTACATTCGACACAGTCGCCAACACCACAACAAGGGGAGGAAATAAAGATGGGAACTATCCCAAAGCCAGAACACGGAAGCCTTGAATGGCTGACCGTCCGACACCGAGACGAGAAAGGCCGTGTCCGTTTCGGAGCATCAGAAGCACCGGTGCTAATGAACGAATCGAAATGGAAAACGATTGCCGACCTCGCACTCGAAAAGTGGTCTGATCCCGAAGTGAAGGAACAGAACGACGCCATGATGCGTGGCACCATTCTTGAGCCAGCCCTGTTGGAGTTCGCCGCGCACATCATCGGTTCACAGGTACGCACCCCGGATGAGATGTTCACCAACGGACGTTTGATTGCCACGCTGGATGGTGTCACGGATAAGTACGAAACGATTGTGGAGGCTAAGACCACCACCGCCTACTCCTGTGATGATTCGCTTCCAGCTGAGTATTACTGGCAAGCCCTCGCCCAACTTGCCTGCCTCCCCAAAGCAAAGGAGGTGAGGTTCGTTGTGCTGGATAAGCGGATGAGGCTCGCCATGCCACCACATTGGGTAGTGACCAGAGACCAAGACAACATCGACGCTCTCATGCTTCAAGCCGACAACGTCGGTCAAGCATTGGACGCTCGCCGGCTCCCTGACGGGGTGACATTCACCGAAGAAATTGTGAAGGCCTTGTATCCCTCACCGATTGGTGCGGTGGAGTTAGGCTTTGACGGTGTCGCACTTGTGGATGCCTATAACGCTGCGAGATCAGCTCGTGAGCATTGTGAGCAGATGGAGAAAACCGCTAGGGATGCGCTCGTGTCTCGTTTGGGAGAGTTCGAAGCAGGAACCGTCGACGGCAACATCGTCGTCACTTACAAGTCGCGTTCAACCGGGTCACGGTTGGACACGAAGCAACTGGAACTGGATTACCCAGACCTCGTTGCTCAATACAAGAAGCCAGCAGGAACCACAAGGGTTCTGAAAGTCGTGGGGGAATAACCACAATGGAAATCATCAAAAGATTGTCTTCCGTGATGGAAGCGGTAGGCGGTGTAAGCAAGTCGGAACGGAACGCCCAGCAGGGTTTCAGTTTCCGAGGTATCGACGCAGTCGTGAACGCTGTGTCGCCAGCGTTGCGGAAGGAAGGTGTGGTCGTCGTTCCCCGAGTCATCGACTCCACCTATGAGACCGTCGTCGTCGGCAAGAACCAAACCAGTATGGGTCACGCACGGGTCACCGTTGAATACGCCTTCTACGCAGGGGACGGTTCACAAATCTCGTGCATCGTCGCAGCCGAATCGATGGACTCTGGTGACAAGGCCACAGCGAAAGCCATGAGTGTCGCGTTCCGTACCGCACTCCTTCAAGCCTTGTGCCTGCCAACCGATGAGATGGATCCCGACCATCAGGTCTATGAGCGTTCATCAGCTCCTTCCCGTCCAGCGGTGAAGCCTGCTGCGCGACCTGTAGGAAAGAAGCCAGCCCTGTCGAAAGCACATCAAAAGTGGATTGCCGAGACGGTGCAGAAGGGTTACCCCGGTGAAGACCTTCTCGTCTTTGTGGGGGACATTCTTGGTCGTGAGATTGGGTCGCTGGATGATGTCGCAGGCGATGAGGCACCGGTTGTTATCAACGCTTTGGCAGGTGTGAAGTGAACCATCACATGGATTGCACCTCGTGGCAGGAACCTGTTCCGTGCCGTGAGTGTGAACTGCTGACTGCGCTGGATGAGTGGAAGGATGTCGCGTTCAAGTTCTGGGAAGGCGTCGACGACCCAACCGTGAACGAGGAACTGTCCGAGGCTGAGACCATGTTCCGAAACGTGGTGTCCGTTCGTGACGCACGGTTTCGAGGATTCCCTTGCCTTCTCCCAGCATCGGAGCGTGGACATGGCTGAGAACCTAGGCGCATACAACGACACCCAAGGGTTCGTGCGCCGTGATACCTCCATCGCACGGACAACGTATTCGCTCGATCTGGTGGAGGAACACATCTACCGCAGCATGTGTACCGGGGTGACATGGAAAGAACTTGCGGACAAGTTCAACATTCATCACGGCACAGCATCCGGTGCGCTCTCAAACCTTCACAAGCAGCAACGAGTGTTCGTTGTGAGAGGCGAGCGTCGCGGCAACTGCGGTGTGTATGTCTCCGCGAAATACCGTCACGCATACGCACCAGAGGAACGACTGGATGAACCAGTCCGCACCAAAGCCTCGTTAGAGAGGGAAGCATTGGAGGCCGTGATTGAGGCCGCCACCGAAGTCGTCGCCCAATGGGGGACACCTATCTCGTTATCCATGTTGGATGACGCGCTAAACAATTACCTGAAAGGGGTAGAAAAATGAACACCATGACTGCTTGCGGAAACGCGACCGAGGTTGAGCTGAGATTCACGAAGGCTGGTAAGCCTGTCGCATCTTTCTCTATCGCGATGAAGTCGAAGAAGAACGATGAGGTTGTCACAACGTGGCAGAAGGTTGAGGCGTGGGATGAACTCGCTGAGAACCTTGCCGCCAACGTCCAAAAGGGTGACCGTGTCCTCGTCACGGGTCGGATCAAGACCGATGAGTACACCGACAAGGATGGGAACAAGAAGACCTCCCAGCCAATCCTTGTTGCTGAGGAAGCCGGCGTGAGCCTGCGTTGGAGTCGCCGCGATGCCTGACACATTCATTGACCGCGTCGTTTATTTGGATGACCGTAACTTTGCTGACTGGCGGTGTGAGGATTGTGGTGCTGCACCCGACATCATTTGGGAGTCAGCCGATTTCGGTGGTGTCCCTCAAGGGATGAAGGTGTTTGTTGCTGTTGACGCGAAATGCCCGAACGGTACGCACCAGATCACACCTGAACAGTTCCGTCAGTTTCAACGCGAGTACCGGGAGGCTCAGGCCGTGAAGGTGTCGAAGTATGAGACACAAGTCGATGACCGTTTCCCGTACTGGTTGAAGAACAAAAGGAGCTGACAAATGGAACATGGAACATTACTGAACTGGCAGGCAGGATGCCGCTGCGAGGACTGTGTGTACGCGCACAAGTTTGAATGTTTGCAACAGCAACAAACGGAGCGTTTCGGCATTGTGGAACGCAGGTTCAAAACACCGAAGAAGTCCCGGACTCGTCGTTTCCCTGCCCGTGATCTGGTGATGTATCTGCAAACACCGAACGCCAGCACCGTCGCTGACCTCATCGGTTCATCACGGGTGACGGTCACGAAATGGTTGAGGGACGGAACATGTTTCAACGTGTACCAAGCCGACGAGTACGCCTGTCGTGCCGGTGTTCACCCAACAATGATTTGGGGTGAGGACTGGTATGCCGAAGACTGATATTCGCTGGTGGGAGATTGCGGAGTGCAAAGGGATGGACACCGAAGTGTTCTTCCCTAAGCACAACGAGTACGCGAAACCTCGCGCGGTGTGTAAGGACTGCAAGGTGCAGCAGGAATGTCTCCTGTCGACGTTGTATCGCGACAACGACAACTATGGAATGTTTGGTGGGTTGACGCCGGCTGAACGTTGGGAGTTGAGGAAGCAGATGGGGTTGGCATGAGCGACATGCTGAAACCGAAGGCCGACTGTGTGTGTGGCTGCGGTTTGTTTGGGACGCCGTTGAAACGCCCAGAGGGACATATTCGTGGCTGTACCTGCCCACGATGCCGAGGGAAACGGAACCGTGCCAAAGGCGACTCGAAAGCACGTCAAGCGAGAAAGCAGCTAGGCATCCCCGGTGTGAACTCACGCCATGAGGAAGTGTGGGGCGGTTCGTGCCGTGTCGAAATGAAGGCTGGGAAACAGGTTCAGCCGATAGCGACACGGTTCGAGGCTGCCCGTGCCCAGTCCGAACTTGCCCGTCCGATGGGTGATCCGCGTCCGTTCCTTATGGTGGCGATGCCTGACGGTTCTTCTGACGGGATTGTGTTGATGAGGTTGTCGGACTTCGTGGAACAGTTCGGCACTTTGGGGTAGTGTTCGGGTCTACAAATAAACGAGCCACCGGGTGCGGAAGTGAAAACGCACGCCGATGGCTCTAACGACTGAAAAGGAGTCGCTATGAGCAAGTCTAATAAACCTCTGTGGGTGAAATTGTGCGTCGACTATTACGAGGACGCAAAGATTGAGCAGTTGTCGCCGCTTGCCGAGTTGATGTGGGTCAGGGTTCTTTCCCACGCCAAGAACGACAACACCGGCGAAATGTCCCTCGGCACCGTGAAACGTGCCGTCTTCGATTTCGCGTCTATGGATTTCGAGTCGTTGGTGACTGAGCTGGTCGACGCAGGCCTCTGGGATGTGTGCGATGGATCCGTGACGATTTGTGGCTGGTCTGATTGGCAGGTTGACGCTGACGAGGTGGAACGCACCCGTATTGCTTCGTTGCGTCGTAACCATGTCCGCTGGCATGAGAAGCGTGATTTCGTTGATTCGTCGTGTTCGTTCTGTGTGGAATCCGCTACGGACTCCGCTGTGGAATCCGTGATGGAATCCAGCGTGGATTCCGCTGTGGACTCCAGCGTGGAATCCAAGAGTAGACAAAGAGTAGACGTAGAGACAGACGTAGACGTAGACGTAGACAAAGACATATCTCTTGTACTACCTACAGGTAATAAAACTCTTCATCGAACTACGTCCGATGGCTTCAACGACTTCTGGGTGAAATACCCAAAAAAGGTTGGGAAGGAAGCAGCACGGAAAGCGTGGAGGTCAACCGCGAAAACCAGACCACCACTCGAAGATGTCCTGAGAACGCTTGACAGGGCTATTGAGGCGTGGAGCAAGGGTGAGGCGAAGTTCATACCGCACCCGGCGACATGGTTGAACCAAGGCCGCTGGGCGGATGAAACATTCATCGTCTATGCCGAAGAAACGAGAAGCCAGATGAGGGACAGGAAAGCGATGGAGATTGTGCGACGGTACGAGGAACAGGAACAGTTGGATGCGTTGAAGGAGTTGGGTCGATGAACAGGTCTGAGGTTTCGAAGTTGTTGGCGGTGGCGCAGGCAATGGATCCGCGTCTCGGTTTGAGTGATGCACGGGTGGAGGCATGGTCGATTCTGCTGGATGGGGATATGCCGTTGGACTTTGCTCGGGACAGGCTCGTTGCTCATTATCGATTGTCGGTCGAAGTGATAATGCCAGCTGATTTGGTGTCGGCTTGGAAGGTGGAGCGCAAGTTCCGGGCGGAGGCCGAGGAAACTGCGAAGCGTTTGAAGGCTTTGGGGGAGGCTCCGAGGTCGTTGTCGGATGAGAACCGTGCCGCGCTTCGTGCTATTGCGGACAGGTTCAGGATGCCGTGAGACGCGCTGTGTGGGCTTCTGAGGGGGGTTTGGGATGTTTGTGGGTGTTGGGTGCGGTGGTTTGGTGGAGGGGCTTAGAAACCCTGAAAAGAAATACTTGTAATCCATACAAGTGAGGGTTATATTCAAGACATGGCACAAAGCACCACACACCCGATTCTCCGCACACCAGAAGGCATGGACTCCAGCGACTTCTGCAAACTTTGGAACTACTGCCCAACTTGCGGCGCACCAGTCCTGATCAACGACACAACCACAACCTGCGAACCACAACAGGTACGCAAGCACGCCAAGTACCTCCGCAAACTCGCCAAGCGTGAAGTAATCAAGACTCGCATGGCAGACCGCGAGCGCAAGTTCCGCGAGGCTCAAGCCCGTGACGAACGCGCCTTGTACAAACTGGAGCGCAGCTGATGAACGCAGTAGATCAAGTCAGGCAAGCCATCGAAGATCACGGACGCCCCTACTGGGTGGCGTATGTCCCGATGCGCGTCGTCCGTCAACTCCCAGCAGCAACCCTCACCGAACTGTTAGCCACAGCACCGGTCAACAACAAAAACATGCGCGAACGCTCAATGCTCGCATGGGCACACCAGCATCGTGGCGAAACCATCACGACCAGCCTCGTAGCTCAAATGATGCAGGTCTCCCAACCAACCGCGAAAAACTTTCTGAAAGCCCACACACACCTGTTCACCTTTGTGAAGCGTGGAACCTACAAAATTGAGGAACAATGATTACCGACTGGCAAAACATCAAAATGGGGGACACCTACCACATCTGGCACCCCAACACCCCAACAGGCCACTCCAACCGTGTCCAAGTCGTCCGGGTACTACCACACCTCATTGAGTATCGTTATATGCATGAACTCATCATCCGACTCAAAACACCCGAATGGTTCATCGAGAACGCCTACGACGAGTTCTGACTTCGACACCTGCGACGACTGTGGCGGCACCGGGAACCTTTCCGAGTACGACGACTACTACCATCGTTGCCACACCTGTAACGGAAAAGGATTCGTAAAAGATGGGGACATCAAATGATTCTGGCAGCAAAGTTATATCTCACGTTCGGCTCGTTGCTGCTAACGGTGAGCGCGTTGATCTCGCCAACAACACAACCACAAGTGCGGAAAATAGTGATCGGAGCCACGTCGCTCATGTTGCTGGCTTCACTAATGATTCTTTGAGCTGGAAAGTGTTGGCACAAAAACTGGCGTGGAACCTGCGCTACTGCACCCATCCCGCGTATGACCAGAGGCTTCGCCGGGAGATTCTCGCCGAGTACGAAGAAAAGAACCGTTCATAGCAACCCCCAACTACAATCCACAGTACCGAAAGAGGTACTTATGGATATTGACGTAATACGGAAACAACTCGCCGCCGAACACGAACTCGCAGACCAACTCGCGTTCTGCCTCCAAATGCTCATGCGTGACTACATCACCCGAGAACTAGACCCACGCACCGACGAAGCAATCACCACCACCCTCGCCGCCTACCGCGACGCCCGAAACTTCACCCTCACCGACTGAAAGACCCCAGATGGAAACCTTCGCCAACCTCTTCAAAGAGAACCGTCAACGGCTCGGCCTCACCCAACGCAAAATCGCAAACGCCCTCAACGTAAGCCAAACAGCCGTCTACCTCTGGGAAAGTGGACGAGCCACCCCAACCATGCCTAACTTGGTTCACCTAGAGGAACTCTTCGGAGTCACTCCGGGCGCACTACTCATACCGTGCGCCTATGCCTTATCCGCCGATCAGGAGGCAAAAGACTGAAGGTTCGCGCGCTGCTTCTCACGATGGGTTTACTACTCGCCCAAAGTGGGAAGGTGAGCGCAAACGGCCTCCCCCACCGTATGCCGGTCGCCTACTGGGACGATGTCGCCTACTGCGAGACGCATGGGAACTGGATCGATGGTGGCGCATACGCCGGCGGACTCGGTATCGCACAAACGTCGTGGGAGAACTACGGCGGACGCGAGTTTTCACGCACCCCTAAAGGTGCCACCAAAGAAGAACAACTCGAAGTCGCCTACCGCATTAGCGTCGCCGGATACCAAACCAAACACGTCTACCTCACCTTGGACGACAAGCTGAACAACAAACCGTTCTTCCGTCCAGCCGCTGGGTTCTTCGGGTGGGGCTGCATCCGCGCTCACCAGTCGCTGCACCCACAGAACTGGTTACGAAACCATCGACGAAAGAAACCATGATTCACGAACTCCGTCAACCCATCGAGGTCAACACACCTTTGGGAGACGGACTCGCCATCATCGTCATCGACTACGGAGCATGGGTCAACACCTGCTGGGTTGTGGTTCTCACCACCGGGCAAATCAAACATTTCGACGCGAACCTTGTCACCGTGAAACCAAACGGTGCGTACAGCATCGGAGAATAAAAAGTCCCCCGACGGCAAGGGGGGAAAACCGTCGAGGGACTCAACATCGTTGACTGCACCCGTCACCGGGTATGGAACACGCAATCAACGACCTGCACACAATAACAAGCCACAACTACCGTTGACTAGATGAAAACCGAAACCGTCAAACTCGGCACCCTCACCCCACACCCCGAAAACGTGAGACAAGGCGACATCGGCCTCATCGCCGAATCCTTGAAAGCGCACGGACAGTACCGCCCCATCGTCGCTCAAACCTCCACACGCCACATCCTCGCCGGCAACCACACATGGAAAGCCGCCAAAGCACTCAAATGGGACACCATCGAAGTCACATGGATCGACTGCGACAATGAAGAAGCCCTACGCATCCTCCTAGTCGACAACCGCGCCAACGACGAAGCCACCTACAACGAACCCGACCTCGCCACCATCCTCATCAACCTAATGAAAACAGAACAAGAACTCGCCGGCACCGGATACACACCCGAAGACCTAGACAACCTTCTCCTCAGCCTCGAACTAGACCCCATCAAACTCGAACCCGAAATCCCAGAACCCGACAACCCCCAAGAAAAGGTTTTCCGATGCCCAGACTGCGGATTCGAATGGACACAAACCCCACAAGGCCACAAACCCATCTAATGTGAATCACACCATGACGAAATCACCCACACCCGAACTCATTGACAAAGAACGCCGCGTCGTAGAACTACGCCGTGCAGGTGCCACATGGGACGACATCTCTCGCACGGTCGGCTACACAGATCACACATCCGCTTATCGTGCGTATCAGCGAGCCATGAAACGAACCTTGGTGGAGGCAGGGACAGAGGAGATTCGTGAGCTGGAACTAGACAGGCTCGACAAGATGCAAACCGCGATCTGGGGGAAAGTCATGCAAGGCGACACACAAGCGATTCATACCGCCCTGAAGATTCTGGATCGCCGCGCAAAGTATCTCGGTCTTGACGCCCCGGTGAGGTCTGAAGTGAAGGTGGATGTCACGGACACGAACTCTATTGATGCGGAGATGCAGCGTTTGGTGGCTTTGTTGGCGGAGAATGACTCAACCCCGAAGTAAAGTGGTGGTTATGGACATTGAGGAATATCACCGCCGTATTGAGCAAATGCACACCGTGACGGGTGTCCCCAGTTATTGGGAGCAGTTGCAGGCCATGACCGCCGAGCGTGACAGGTGGCGTGAGATCGCCAGCAAACTCGCGTTCTGGGGAGCCTTCACAGGTTCGGGTTTGGCTGCGTTCCATGAGTGGCAACAAGCCGACCATGAGTTTCTGAAGGCGGTGCGTGGTGAGTGATGACATTGTGACCCGACTACGGGAAGCGTTGCGCCATGAGGACGGCTATCAAATGACGATGGCTCCTGAACTCGTGTCGGCTATTGCCGATGAGATTGAACGCTTACGGGCGTTTGCTGACGACCTGATGGAAGCCGCAGAAGTTGACCGAAAAAATTTAATGTTACGGATTCTTGCCCTTGAATTAGCATACCGCAATGAGTGATGACATCGTGACCCGACTACGGGAAAACCTTGTGGCAGAACTTCAAGCAAACTGCGTCGTTATGGGTGCGTATTACTGCGGAGAATGTTTGCCGTGTAAAGCCGCTGACGAGATTGAGCGTCTCCGTACCCTCACCGACGGCCTCTACAAAATCATTCAACAACTAGACAACCCAGACGCCACCGTCCTCGGCTACAAAACCATCAAAGACTACGAAGCAACTCGAGTAGACATATGACCACTGAAGTAGACATCGTGACCCGTTTACGGGATTACCACCCAGCAGAACAAAACATCGACCTTTCACTATTGCTGTTCGATGCCGCCAACAAAATCGAATCCCTCAGACATGATCGCGACAACTGGCATCAAGCCGCTGTGAACATCGCTCAATGGCCGAAACCAAATCTGACTACGTCGATTCGTTTGTGGTACAGAAAGACAATTAGACGGTGATGTCTTGCACCAACCCTGTTATCGCTCAGATCACAGTCTGGTTCGCTGGTCTCACCCTCGCCCTTGTCACGGCTTGGTGGGCGACCCGTGACTGACAAAGTGACGCTCCAATGGTGGATTGACCACGCCACTCAGCTGGAAGCCGAACGCGACATGTTCCGTGCCCTCTACCAAGAAGTCCTGACCGCGTTGCACGAAACCCAAACCGAACTGCACCGCCGAGAAATACAAGCCCACCACTAATGTCCGCGACCCGTATCGCCGCTGCCCGGGTACGTTGGGAACATCAACAAGCCCGACCTTCCCAGTTACCTCCCGAGGGGGATTGGATTACTTGGCTTGTGTTGGCTGGGCGTGGTTTCGGGAAAACCCGTGTCGGTGCCGAATGGTTAGCGTGGCAGTTGGTGAGGAATCCGGGTGCGCGCGGAGCGATTATCGCACCAACGTTCGCAGATGCTCGTGATACTTGTGTGGAAGGGGAGTCAGGCATTGTCAACGTTCTCCACCGGTATGGGCAGTTGAAGAAATGGAACCGTTCCCTCGGTGAGATAACGCTGGTGAACGAGTCCCGTATCAAACTATTCAGCGGTGAAGAACCAGACCGTCTCAGAGGCCCACAGCACCACTACGTCTGGCTGGATGAGATCGCAGCGTTCGAGTACGGCACCGAAGCATGGGACATGATGGTCATGGGGTTACGCCTCGGTGACCATCCACAAGCCGTAGCGACCTCAACACCGAAACCTGTCCCTTTGGTGCGTACTTTGCTGAACCGTAAGGACGGTTCTGTGATGGTGACACGCGGATCCACTTACGACAACGCCGACAACCTTGCCCCCACGTTCCTTGCCGAACTCATGTCCCGATATGAGGGGACACGTTTGGGTAAGCAGGAAATCATGGGCGAACTCTTGGAGGATGTTGAGGGTGCGTTGTGGTCGTTGGACAAGATTGAAGCGACCCGAATCTCCGAGGTACCACAACTCGTTAGAACTGTGGTCGCTGTTGACCCAGCCGTCACAGACACCGGTGACGAGACCGGCATCATCGTCGCAGGCCGCGACACGCACCAACACGGCTATGTGATCGCGGACTACACGACGAGAGGCACACCCGATGCTTGGGCTAGGAGGGTTGTGGAGACGTATGACACCCATATGGCTGACGCTGTCGTCGTCGAAATCAACCAAGGTGGGCAAATGGTCGCCCAAGTCCTACGCACCGTTAGACCCTCGCTCCCCATCGTGGAGGTGCGAGCCTCCAAAGGGAAACAGACCCGTGCCGAACCCATCTCCGCCCTCTACGAACAGGGACGCATCCACCACGTTGGTGTGTTCCCACAACTCGAATCACAGCTGACCACATGGACACCAGACGACCCGAAATCACCCGACCGTCTAGACGCCCTCGTATGGGCTTTCACCGAACTCATCCAACACTCAGGTGCCCTCACCTATCTCCAAGCGATAGCCAAAATGTGCCCCTGTGGTTACCCCAACAAGAAGACCGCTGTGTTCTGCGAGTCATGTCGCCAACCACTTCCTGTCTGATAACTTCCACTTCACTCCGCGAAGCAACAACTGGTTGAGAGGCGACAAATGGCAATAAGAGACAGACTGGCGAAGGCGTTACGCCTCCCAGCAGGAGCAACCACCCAATCCGAACAACAAATCGTTGCTCTCAGCCAAGGTTCAGGCACCACCGCGAACCCTCTCCCACGCGAACCAGAACTGGCAACAACACCGTTCCCACCGGCGATGCCTCTCATCCCGTCACTCATCAACCGCCCCCGAGATGACGGTCGCGCGGATCCACGCAAGTATGAGTTCCCGGTCGCATGGAACATTCAAATCACGGAGCAGCGCGACATCCCGTTCCGTGTGTTGCGTGAAGTAGCTGATATGGCGGACATTGTCCGTAAATGCATTGAGGTGAACAAGGCGATTATTTCGGGCATGGATTGGGATATCACCATCAACGAGGACGCTGTCACCCGTGTCATGGCTGAGAACGGTTTGGGTTCGACTGCTGCCGCGAAGTTGGTGCGCGAGAAGTACGCCGCCGAAATCACCGCCGCTAAGGACTTCTGGCGGATGCCTGACCGCATGAACGGTATGTCGTTCCAAGAGTGGTTGATGATGGCCTTGGAAGAGGTACTGGTTGTTGATGCGCTGTCCATCTACCCGAATAAGACGTTGGACAACAAGAACCTGCACAGCCTTGAAATCTTGGATGGCACCACCATCAAGCCATTGTTGAACGCTCACGGTTCGCGCCCCATCCCACCACACCCAGCGTTCCAACAGATCCTGTGGGGATTCCCAAGAGGTGAGTTCACTGCCTCCGCAGACGCCGATGGAGAGTTCACCGCCGACGACCTCATCTACGTCCCAAGGAACCGTCGCTCATTCACCCCATACGGTTTCAGCCCGGTGGAACGCGCCCTCCCACTCGTAGACCTCTACATGAAACGTCTGCAATGGTTCCGTACCGAGTTCACCGATGGCGTCATCCCTGACCTTGCTGTGATGACCGACATCGAGTTCGGCACCAACCCCCAGCTGATTACCGCCTACGAACAGGTAATGAACGACCAACTCGCTGGCAACCTTGAGCAGCGTCGCCGTGCCCGTCTGTTCCCCAAAGGGTTCAAACCTGAAGCACTACTCCAAGCCGACTCAAAATATTCGGACGTGTTCGACAATTTCCTCATCAAATCCATCTGCGGACATTTCGGTGTTCTCCCCACCCAGATCGGGTTCACCCCACAGTCAGGTCTCGGAGGTAAAGGCCATCAGGACGGTGAAGCATCATCTGCGGAAGCCATCGGTATCAAACCGTTGGTCGCATGGGTGGAAGACCTCCTGAACCAGTTGTCGCACCGATTCCTTGGTATGCCTCGTGACCTTGCGTTCGTGTTCTCCGAATCCACCGCCGAGGATGAGATGGCACAGGCGACACGCCGGCAGACCGAATTGTTCTCTGGTCAGAAAACTTGGAACGAGATCCGTTCCGAGGCTGGACAACCGCTGTTCACATTCCCCGAAGCGGATTCACCTCTCATCGTTCAAGGTGGTCAGATAGTTCCGTTGGCTGCCACGTTTGAGGCTGTGTCGTTCCAAGCCGACGAACAAGACCAAGGCACCATCGACGACAACCCCGACATGGAAGCAGGGAAAGCGGAACTGGAAACATTCATCAAATGGGCAAAAACCACAAAGCCACGCGACTTCCAGTTCACCCACATCGACGACGACCTTGCTGAAGTGTTGAACCGTCTCGCCAAAGAAGACACCAAAGCCGCTAGGGATTACGCATGGCATCTGCATAAGGCAGGTGGTGTCCGCCCAAAAGTGCGAGCCGGGGAACCATTCCCCAAGAACCATCCGGCAAGGGCACGGGCGGAACAGTTGGTGAGGATTTACAAGAAGAAGTTCGCTTCGCTTGGAAACGTTGATACCAGCAAGGTAGCGGACGCATGGTTGGCGTCTAGCCATTCTGATCCGATGTTGTTCCTTCGGGAGCAGAACATCAAACCGTTCAAGGCTGACGCTGTGAAGATGTTGACGAACCTTTACTGGGAGGCTGGCTGGATGGGTAAACAGTCTGGTCAGGTTCTGGTTGCTCGTGCCCGTAAACGGGTGAAGGCCGACAATTTGGAGAACGCGGACTGGGCTGGCTGGATACCGGGTAACCCTGCCAAAGCCGAGAAACTGTTAGGCGAAGAAGGGACTGGTGCAGGCCTTCAACAAATCCTTGACCGTGCCGGCGTCACCATTTCAGGCATCACGGACACCCGTCTTCAAATGATGGGGAGGGTGTTAGCGAACGCATCCAAGAACGGTCTCGGTGTGAAGGAAACCGCGAAAGCGTTGTCCGATGTGGTTGATGACCCGTTCCGTGCCGAAATGATTGCCGCCACAGAAATGTCCCGTGCGAACACTGCTGCCCAACTGGATTCGTACCGGGAGAACGGTGCATCAATGGTGGATTGGCAGACAGCGGACGATAACGCTTGTGAGGAATGTAAAGCCCAAGAAGAGGGAAGTCCGTACCCCATCAACGCCGCCCCTGAACCTCCTGAGCATCCGTATTGTGGTTGCCAGCTGATTCCGTCCGCTTTCGATTCTGAGGAACCAACTATGAACGACGACATTGAACTCGCTGCCGAACCTGAACTTGTCAAAGTGAAAAGGAAAGCGATTGATGTCGCTATTGACAAACTGGATGAGATTCCAGACGCGAAAGGGATGGAGGGATATATCGATGTCCCTTGGAAGTCTGTGCCTCGCCCAAAGGTGGAACACGACTTGTGGGGTGACGCACCGTTGAAGTCGTTCGAGATTGAGAAACTGGTCGCCACCCAACTGTATGTGCAACGCAAAAACGTCGAATGGCATCTGAAGCATTTGAACGACTCAGCTCACGACAACAAGAGTCTTCCGAACATCCTCGTAGACAACGGTAGAAACCTCATTTACGATGGGCATCACCGTCTCACCGCGTACTGGTTGCTGGGTGCTGATTGGGCTAACTGCTGGACATTGGAGAACTAATGAAGCATTACGACATCACGGTCGGGACATCACCCACCCTTGTGTGGACATCAAACAACCCGAAGGGTGACACCATCATCATCAACACGACTTCCACCGGTAAGGATGTCCATTTCGGTGGCCCGACTGTGAATACTTCATCGTCGTGGGGTTTGCATTTGACGAACAACACCGACGCCTACTCGCTCACCGTCCCGTTCGGTGAATCCCTGTACGCCGCTGTATCTACCGGTACAGGTGTGATCCACATTCTGGAAACGAACGCTAACCCGTCATAAATGAACGAGACGTTCACCCCAACAGCCGAGGTAGCGAACGCCGCTAAACGTGCGCTCCGCTGGTTGGAGGAAGGCCGTGCTGGTTCAGGGTTCACCGATGTCGGCAGACGCCGAGCATCACAACTGGCGAACCGTCAACCTGTCTCTACTGAAACCATCAAACGTATGTATTCGTTCTTCTCACGCCATGAGGTGGACAAGAAGGGCAAGGACTTTGATAACTTGTCGAAACCGAGCGCAGGACGTGTGGCTTGGGATGCGTGGGGAGGGGACGCAGGATACGCATGGAGTAAAAGGATTGTTGAATCAATGAGTGAAAAGGCAACCGTCGCAACTGAGGCGTCCGCGTTCTTTGGGATTATCAAGGCTGACAAGCAGGACGATGGCACTCTGCTTGTGACTGGTATCGCCACTGATGATTCTGTCGACTCTGATCAGCAAATCTGTGACCCGGACTGGTTGAAGTCTGCGATGCCTTCATGGTTCCAATGGGGAAACATCCGTGAACAGCACTCGAATATTGCTGCTGGTGTGGCGACCGAGTATGAAAACAAGGGTGACGAGCATTGGATTACTGCCCGTGTTGTTGACCCAGCCTCGGTGAAGAAGGTTGAGACTGGTGTCCTGAAGGGTTTCAGTATCGGCATCCGTAACCCGAGGGTTATCAAGGATGATAAGGCTGCTGGTGGACGTATCTGTGGTGGCGAAATCGTTGAGGTTTCCCTTGTTGACCGCCCAGCGAACCCGACCTGCACCTTGACTGTTGCTAAGGCTGACGGTTCTGACATCATCGCTGTCGAAGAACTTGTTGAGAAGCGTGAAGTATCAGCTGGTGAACGCGCCGACCTTGCCGAGCGTGGTCACGCAATGCCAGACGGTTCGTACCCCATCGCCCATGTCGCTGACCTGAGGAACGCTATTCAGTCGTTCGGTCGCGCAAAAGACAAAGAGGCTGTGAAGGAACACATCATTCGCCGCGCCCGTGCGTTGGGTGCCACCGATCTACTCCCTGAGAATTGGGATACGAACAAGGAGATGACTATGTCAAAAGAGGAAACCAGTTCTGAGGAGTCAACCGAGGAATCCAGCATGGAAGTGACCGAGGAATCAACCGAGGCTTCAGCTCCTGAGGAGTCAAGCCCTGAGATGACTTCTGAGGATTCAAACCTTCCTGCACCAAAGAAGGCTTCCCGTTTCGTGAAGGTTTGCAAGGACTGCAAAGAAATGAAGGGTGAGTGCAAGTGTGCCGAGGGTGGCTACTCCGCTACCGAAATGAAGGCCGCAGCATCTGAAGAGTCGTCACAGAAGCCCGGTGAGGAATCATCGCAGGAACTCGGTGAGGAATCATCGCGTCCCGGTGGTGTTGCCGGCGTCGCAGGTAAGGCATCGGATGATGTTGTTCTTGCGAAGATGCACAAGAAGTTGAAGCGGATTGAGAAGTCGCTTAGTCTGCTCAACAACACATACAGCGAACTGCTCAAGGGCATCGCCACTACAGAGGACATCGCAAAGTCCGTGCAGGAAGTCACGGAGCGTTTGTCGGTTGTGGAGAAGTCGCCAGCGGCGGCACCTGTGCGTATGGCTGTTGGCACTCCTAAGCCAGCAGTTGACGAAAACATTGCGAAGGCTGAGGAGTATCGTGCCAAGGCTTTCGCAACAACTGACCCAATCCTCGCTAAGGGCTATCTCGCTCTTGCGATGGAACTCACCCCCTCTAAGTAAAGGATTACTTCCATGAGCAACTCCCCAGCCGAGATTTTCGGCACTAACGATCCGAAGGAACTCGCTCTTCGTAGCGAGGCTTTTTCGGAAGCCCTCAACAAGTCCATCGCCTCTGCTGACGCTGCACAGGCCGACCCGACCATTCAGAAGTCGTTCGGTCTTGACCCGGTAAGCATCGGTGCCCAGATTGCCGCACAGCGCGAGATCTTGAAGGACATCACCGTAGGTAACGGCTCCACCACTGGTTCGCCTATCGGCACCGGTCTCGTACCGTTCGACCTTGAATCGCCAGCCAAGTACCTCGCTCCACGTCCGACCCCACTTCGTAACAAGTTGGCTCGTACCAAGGGTCAGGGCACCGCTCGCCGTTTCAAGCGCATCACCGGCATCACCGGTTCAGGTACTGGCGGAACAAGCAACATCCACCCCGGTATCTCCGAGACCACCCAGAACAACTTCGCTCCTTCTGGTGCAAGCAACCCTCTGTACCTCGCTCGCGGAAGCAAGATTGCTTACGCTGGTGACGACCAGATCGTTCCTTACTTCCAGTTTGGTCTCAGCGACAGCGTGAGCTGGCAGGCACAGTACGCCGGTCAGGGTTTCCAAGACATCCGTGCATTGAGCGCACAGTCGCTTCTTTACTCTTCGATGTTGATGGAAGAGAAGATGCTTCTTATGGGTCGCGGAACCGCTTCTGGTTTCGGTGGCGCACTCGCAGCACCAACCACAGTCACCCTCACCGCCCGTGCCGCTGTCACCGGTGAAACCGCTCTCGGCCTCACCGACAAGGTGACCGTGTTCGTGACGACCGACGCTGGTGCGTTTGGTGAGTCCGTTGTTTCAGCTCAGACCGTTCTCGGTTCGAACCTCACCTCTGGTCAGGTTGTCGATGTGACCGTGAACAACGTGACTGGCGCACTCGGTTACAAGGTGTATGCAGCACACGGCGCAGCCGGTGTTGCAGCAGCATCCTGTTTCTACGCAGGTCGCACAGGTTCCAATCTGTTCACCCTTCAGGGAACCATCCCAACGACTGGCGACAACGCAGGTAATCACGGCGCAGGTGCTGACACCTCGGCTTACGCAAACGGTTACGACGGCATCATGGCCTACGTCACAGGAGCCAACTCGGGTTACACCAAGAACCTCAACGGCACCTTCAACGCTGTAAGCCCCGGTGCAGAGTTCCAGACCGCGTTCGCTTCGATGTATAACAACGTCAAGGCAGACCCAGACGAAATCCTGTTCAACGGTTCCGACCGTAAGCAGTTGTCTGAGTTGCTGAAGAACAGCTCATCGACGAACTACCGTCTCACCCTCCAGCAGGATGAGGTTGGCAACGCCGTTATCGGTTCTGTCATCACCGCCATCCAGAACGAGGTCACAGGCAAGATTGTCCCAATGACAGTCCATCCGTGGATGCCACAGGGCAACACCGCGATCCTGTCGTACACCCTCCCAATTCCTGACTCACAGGTCTCGAACACTTGGGAAGTTGTCAACGTTCAGGACTACACCGGAATCAACTGGCCTGTAACCCAGTTCGAGTACGAAACCTCTTCATACTGGTACGGCACGTTCGTGTCCTACGCGCCAGCATGGTCGGGTTCAATCACCGGTATCACCGCCGCCTAATAATCGGCAAGAAGTCGGGGGCAGGGATACGCCCCATCCGTTCCCTGCCTCCGACACTCGATGGGAGTGTAAAGAAACAATGAAACGTCTCGTTCCGCCAGATAAAGCAGTCGTTGAGACTGGGGTGCCGCGTCCCGGTGGGGGAGAGTCGGTTTACCGTATGAGACGGGACGGGACGATTCATGTTTCTGATGCTGACGCGAAAATGTTGAAGAAGGCTGGTTACACAGAACCAAGTCTTGGTGGTTTCGCTCGCGCTGCTGGATGGATCTGTGATGAGTGTGGTTTTCATGGCTATTTCCGTAAGTGCGGAAAGTGTGGTTCTGAGAACACACATAAGGGACAAGAAGTAGAGTGAGCATGGAAGGAGACCGGGTATGACTACAGAAATAACGACGGTCTCCCAGTTGTTTTCCACTCCTTATTTGACGGTTGCCGAGTTCAAGCAGGCTCCTACGGCTGTTGATGTTGATGACCTTGTGGGGAATGGTTCGGCGGCTGTCAATGACCAAGAGTTGGCGAATGTGATTGCTCGGGCGTCGTCTTGGATTGATTCGTATTGTGGTCAGGTTCTGGGTGCGACTACGGATACGGAAACGTTCCGTGCGCGTATTTCTCGTGACGGTTTCCTTCGCCTCCACCCCCGTTACTGGCCTATCCTCGAAGTGGTCGCATGTTCGTATGGTTCGAACCCGACGTTGATGAACACTTTGGATCCGACTACTGCATGGATTGAGCAGCAGGCTGTGGTGTTCCCGTTGACGGGTATCGCCTCGTCTTTCCTTGGTTCTATCCAATTCTCCCGTGTCTATAGCCCGACTGCGGAACAGTTCGTGTCCATGACCTATGTGAACGGGTACGCGAACACGACTATCAGCTCAAACGTGTCGCAGGGTGCTACGTCGCTGGTTGTGAAGGATGCGACAGGATTCATACCGGGACAGCAGTTCATGATTTACGATGCTGACAAGACCGAGTTGTGCAAGGTGGCGTCGACGTTTGTTCCTGTGCAGGGTGCTGGAACAGTCACGCTCGCGTCTGGTCTTGCTTACGCTCATTCTTCAACGGTGAACGTGTCCGCCCTACCTCCAGCAATCAAGCAGGCCGCCATCTTTATGACGAGCGTGATTCTGAAGGCTCGTGGTAACGCCACCCTCGTTATGGGGACAATGACCCCGTCACAGTTCCAAGAGTTGAACCCGTCCGCGATGAACGATTACGAGTCCGCTATCAGCCTTCTGGAACCGTACCGAAGGATTCGTTGATGTCTCGCCAAACCGTTCGCGCAGCGGTTCAGGCGTATTTCGCTCCGCCAGCCGTGTCAGGGTTGAACAAGTTGTTCTCTGCGATGCCTAAACGCATTGAGGGCACATGGTTCAGGTATGGGCAACCTCCCGGTACGAAGTCGGGTTGTGTCGCCTACGTCCATATCTTGTCCGAGTCTGAGGAACGTATCGCTATCGGTGGTGAACATTCAGGTGTCAAATGGGTTCACTACGAAGTGGAGCTGAACGTCTTCCAACATTCCCTCGAACCTCACGCTGAGGATGCGATGGCGAACTTCGATCTGGTCATCGACAACATCAAGGCCTTGTTGCGAGCCGACCGCCGCCTCAACGATTACCCAGTCATCTTTGAGGCAGGTGAAAAGTCTCTCCAAGGAGAGTATGGTGACCCCAAGGTTCTAGCTGACGGTTCCACCGAGATATGGGGTGCTGTCCGCTTCGAAGTTTCGGAGATGCTTACAACATGAAAATGACATTGACGCAAGACACCTATTTCCCTGCATGGGGTTTCACGGGTCAGGCTGGTCAGACGATTGAGTTGCCTGACGCGGTTGAGTATGATGAAAACGGCGTTATGGGAAGTATTTCTGTTGTGTCCGATAACAATTCCAAGCCTTCAAAGGCAGTAACTAAGGAGAGTGACAGCGATGGCAATACCCCGCAGTAGGTCTTATCTAGGCATCGCTAAGGAAACTCGTCCAACTCCCGGTGCGTTGCCGACTGCTGTCGCCGCTACCGACTTCATCCCGTTCACGAGCATTACGCCGCTGGACAACATCACCTACCTTGATGACAAGGGTATTCGTGGATCGATGGTTGACGAGTACGACGTGATTCAGGGCAATATCCATTCCGAGTTTGAGTTCGCTGGTGACGTTTTCGCTGACAGCATCGGTTACCCATTGGCTGGTGTTCTTGGTGATGTGACTTTCACTTCTGGAACCCCGAACACTCACGCGATCGCTGTTCAGAACTCGCAGTCCTCAAACGGTCAACCAGTCACCTACACACTTTCGGACTATTACGGTCTCGGTACGGCCTCCACCCGTCAATACGCTGGTGCCCAGTTCGAATCCATTGATTTGAAGTTCTCTGCTGACGCGATGCTGACCTACACCGCTAAAGCGAAGGCGTATCAGTCGGCTACCGCTGCTAACCCTGCCGTGACTGTTCCTTTCCCGTCCACGACCCCAACCCCATCATGGGAAGGTGTCGTGACGTTGAACAGCACCACGACTGCCATCCTCGCGGACGGTAACTGCACGATTCAGCGTCCTGTGGATCCGATTTGGACGGTGGACGGTACTCAGGCTCCTTACCAGTTGTTCGCTGGTGCTGTGACCGTGTCCGGTGCGATGACTCTTGTTCTTGAGTCAGATGCCCAGTTGACGTACTACCTCCAGAACACTCGCCCAGCCCTTGACATTGCTTGGTCGCATGGCACGGGTGCCTCCACTCAGGGAATCAAGTTGCACATGTCAAAGTGTGCGTTCACTGTCGCCAAGATTGAACGCGGCAAGGAATACGTCGAACTTGCTGTGACCTACAAGGGTTTGGCGAACACAACCGACGCTGGAACTTCAGCTGGTTACTCACCAATCAAGGTCACCCTCAGCAACAACAAGCCAACCGGAACCTATGCGTGATTAGAGGCTGGGTAAAATAGCCCACAACCTCTACAACAAGGAGATGGGAATGAACCGATTGACGGTGCCCGGCGGATGGATTGAGTTTCGTGAACCTGAAGAGGTTCCTGAAGGCCGTCGCCGTGAAGTGTTGAAACTTTCCAACAAGGGTGCGAACTTCACCAAGTTCTATGACGCCGATGGTGAAGTGGACACGGACGCGATGAGCGAAGAGGAACGCGACGCTGTCACCGAGTTCATGACGGAATATAACGACGCTGTCGCGTATGCGCTTATCAATGCGTGGTCGTTTGATTTGCCTGTCGCTAAGGCGAACTTGTTGGAGTTGCCCGGTGCCGTGTATGACCTCATCGTTGCTCATTGTTCCCCTTTGGCTCGTCGTTTGATGCCTAATTTCGGTGTTGATGGTGCAGCAGACCCAAAAGCCCCTACCGAGAGTTAGCCCGGGTAAGAAATATTTTCGAGGGACATAAACCTGACCCTCGTCACCCGATCCGTCCCGAGGTTAGGGATTGGCAGTTGGCTTCCAAGTTCGGTTGGACATACCAAGAAATACAAGACCAACCTGCGGTGTGGTTAGATTGGCTCCTTCACATTGACGGTGTTTTTCAGGAGGTTCGAGCCAATGCAGGTAGAAGCGACGATCACCTCTAGGACTGTGATTGACAAGTTTTCGGCTATGCCTGAACGGTTGGATGCTTTGGTTCGTCAGTCGGTTCAGGCTGTGTCTTTGGAGGCTGTGCGTGAGCTGACTGGGCGTGATGGCCTGTCAAAGTATGGTCGCCATAAGCGTGGAACTCCTACTCCGTCGCCTGCTGGTGAACCTCCAGCGCAGGTGTCCACAATGCTTCGTAAGAGTGTGGCGATTATGCCTGTGCGCCGTGTCGGGTTCGCTCATTACACCCAGTCCACGATGCCAACAATGGTGTATGCCCGTGTGCAGGAGTTAGGTGACCCCTCTCGGAACATTCCTGCTCGTCCGTTCGTCCGACCGGCTAGAGATAGGATGGTTTCAAGCGGCAAGGTCAGGGAGATTTTCGCCAAGAAACTAATCAAGGAAATGAATAAGCGTGGCTGACGAGGTTGTATCCATAAGGTTTGACGGCACCGCTGAAGGCCTTCTTGCTGCCGCTAGGTCTGTTTCTTCTGCTCTCGGAAATATCCAGAAGGAAACGAAGTCGATGTCCGCTGGGACGGTCGCGTCTGGTGTCGCTATGGGCAACATCATGTCGACTGTTGCGACTAAGGCGATTGCGATGGGTAAAGACCTTGTTGGGTCGTTTCAATCAGCTGCTTCTGAGACTCGCAAGATGCAGGGCATCATGGGTGGTACTGCGGAGGATGTTTCGCGTCTCAGGTATGCCGCTGACGCTGTTGGTGTGTCTGGTCAAACGGTTGCTCGGTCGTTTGCGATGTTGTCAACTCATATGGTCGCTAACGATAAGGCTGCTAGCCAGTTAGGTGTTTCATATAAGAACCTTGACGGGTCGATGAAACCTCCTTCCCAGTTGATGGGTGAGGTCGCGGACAAGTTGAACAGTTTGGGTAAGGGTGCGGAACGTACCGCGATGGCGAAGAAGTTGTTGGGTCGTTCGTTCCAAGAGTTGAACCCGTTGCTCGCTCAGGGATCTAAGGGGATGGCTGACCTCGCTAAAGAGGCTGACGCGACGGGTAACACGTTGTCGGGTAAGGATTTGGCGGCGTCGAAGATGTTTTCGATGGCTGTCAAAGAGATGCACCAGTTCGTGAATGGTTTGTTCATCACTTTGGGTAAGACTGTTATCCCGGTGTTGGGTGGTTTGGCGACAATGGTTGACCATGCTGCTATCGCTATTCGCAAGTTTGTTTCGGGTAACACCGCTGCGAAGGATGTGTTGAAGGTTGTCGGTGTTGCTCTTGGTGGTTTGTTGGCGATTGTCGGTCAGTATCTGATTGTGACTAAGGCGATGGCTGTTTACGATTCGATGGCGGCAACGGTCAAGGCCGCGTTGGGTATTGCGACTACAGCGGAGGCGGCTTCTACTGAGGCTGCGACGGTCGCTCAGGAAGGTTTGAATCTGGCGATGGAGGCCAACCCGATTGGTCTGATTGTGATGGCTGTGGAGGGTTTGATTGTTGCGTTTGTGGCGTTGATGAAAGCCAGCGACACGATGCGAAACATTTTCACGAAGGTGATGACTGTTCTGGGAACGGTTGTTGGTGACGCTGTCGGCCTCATTGTTTCCTTGTTCCGACATATGGGTGATGTGTGGTTGAACGTGGCTGGTGCGATTACGAAGGTCGCTGCGAAAGCGTTCGGTTGGGTTCCCGGTCTTGGTGGAAAGTTGAAGTCCGCTAATAACGCTGTCTCTGATTTCCATAAGTCGTTTGATAAGACTTTGACGAAGGTGTCTGATTCTGCGTTCAAGAATGGCGGCAAGATTGGTAAAAGTGTTGGTGAGGGTATTGGTAATGCGATCAAGAACTTCAAGTTGCCTTCTATCAAGATGCCGAAAGCAACCGATACTGGCGGCGGTGGTAAGGATGAACGCGGTGGCGGTGGCGGTGGTGGTTCAACCCAGAAAGACCAGTTGAAGGCCGCTGTCGAATACGCAAAGAAATATTGGACGGACAAGGTCACCGCTGCTAAGGACGCTTTGAACGAGGTTCAGAAAGCAGCTGACGACGCTAAGAAAAAGATGTCGGATTATGCGGCTTCTATTTCGTCTTCTTTGGCTGGTGCGTTCGATGTGACGAACATGGTTCAGTCTTCGTTTGCTAAATATTTGGGTGCTGGTGCGTTGGTGGCGGCGTTCCAGAAACGTCTTGCCGATATGCGCGAGTTCGTGACCGATTTGCGAGCGTTACGGGATCAGGGTTTGCCGACTGCGATGTTGCAGCAGATTGCGGCGGCTGGTGTTGATGGTGGCCTTGATGCTGCCCGTTTGCTGGTCGGTAATGCTGACGCGATTTCGCAGTTGCGGAGTGTGCAGGCTGATATTGATGCTCAGGCGGCTGAGGCTGGGTCGATTGTTTCTACCGCCACCTACGGGCAGGAAGTTCAGACGGCTGAGGCTGCGATTGCGCCGGCTCGGGCTGCTCTAACTTCGACGGAGGCGGCTGCTACGGCTGGTGGTATGGCTGTCACGGAAACGGCTGGTTCTGGTGGGGATATCAATATTTCGGTGGATGTGGCTACGAACGCGGATCCACAGCAGATTGCGGATGCTGTCGCGTTTGGTTTGAAGACTGGGACGCCTCCTGTGTTGAAGAAGCCTGCTGTGAAGGCTCCTAAGAAAGTGAAGAAGTGATATGGCTACTCCTGCTAATCCGTATGTGTTCGCTTTCAATGGTTGGTTGTTTGGTGGTGTTGATGGTGGTGGGGTTCAGGTGTTGTCGATTGAAGGTTTGGAGGATTTGCCAACCTTGAGGACACAGGATGAGGGTCGTGGCTATGCGGACGGCATGTTTACGGGTCGTGATTTTCTGAATGGTCGCACTATTACGATGGTGTTGCAGGTGATGGGTGCTGGTGCTGCTGCGGCGACCCAGTTTCAGACGTATATGGCGAACGTCCGCCAGTATCTGTTGAGTCAGACGACTGGTACGGGTGTGTTGCAGATTTACCTCCCGAAAGTGAACCCGACCAGTTACACGGCTCTCGGTGTGCAACGAGTGAACGCCCGTGTACGCCGTCGCGCTGTCCGTATCGACCCGAACTACACCTACGGTCGTGCCGAGGTAACGGTCGAGTTCTTCTGCCCTGATCCGCGTATCTATGCCGATACTGCGACTACGTCTTCGTTGAACCCGACGGGTGGCAATTTCCGTACCTACTCAGCGAACCGTACCTACAACTTGGCGTACAACGTGGCTGGGTCGGGTACGACTTCTGCGACTGTGACGAACAACGGTAACTATGAGACATGGCCTGTCTTCACCATTAGTGGTGCTTGTACGAATCCTCGTATTACGAACGTCACCACCGGTCAATATTTGACCTTCCCTGCTGTCACGTTGGGAGCGTCCGACACGTTGGTCGTCAACACCGACTTGAAGACCGTCACCTTGAATGGTGGCGCAGCCAGAAACCTTCTCGGCAACGGTTCCCAATGGTTCTCTCTGCCAGCTCAAACCCCGACCACCGTTCTCTACACGGTCGCCTCGGGATCAGGCTTGTGTAATCTTTCCTACCGCGACGCATACATCTAAGGAGTTATCGTGGCTTTCACCCTTACTCAACCTCTTTACGCTCAGGGCGGCTCGTACACAGCCCAGCAAGACCGTCTGTTTATCAAGGCGTCGTCTGTGACTCCGGGTGTGCGTAAGTTGCTTGCCGCGTCTGGTGGTGTGATGCAGGGTGATTTGTCGGTGACGACGACTGGTACTGGTAACGGTTCGGTGTCGGTTTCTGCTGGTGAGATTGTGGTGGCTCATACCACGACCGGTCAGGGCTACTACTTCGCGGTGAATGATGCCGCGACCACCGTTGGTTCGTTCGCAGCTAATTCGTCTGGTAACCCTCGTATCGACCTTGTGACGGTTTTGGTCACGGACACGGGTGGTACGCCTGTGGTGGCGTTCAGCATTGTTCAGGGCACCCCTGCTTCTACTCCTGTTGCTCCTACGCCTCCAGCGTCGTCTACAGCGCATTATGTGACGTTGGCTCAGGTGACTATCCCGAACGGTTTCACAGTTTCTACAACGGTCGCGGCTGGAAACATTGTTGATGTTCGCCCGAAGGCTTTCCTCCCCGACCTGTCCGTGCAGGGTGTGGCCTCCACAACGGTTCCTTCTCCTACTCACGGCAACCTTGCGTACCATTCGTTGGATCAGCGTTTGGTGAATTACAACGCGAACGCTGTGGAAGGCGCACGTTGGGAGAATGTTGCGGAACGTACCGGGTTCCGTAATGTGGTTATCAACGGCAAGATGGACATTGCTCAACGAGGAACTTCTGTAACTGGAAACACGACTGGCGGTTACACAACTGTTGACCGTTTCGCTCTCGGTCTTTCTTCCCTTGGTACGTTGACAATCACACAAACCGCTGATGCGCCAACTGGAACAGATTTCCGAAACTGTAAAAAAATCCAATGCACAACGGCGAACGCTTCACCTTCCGCTGGTTCGTTTATGCAGATAACGCAAGGTTTGGAAGGCCAAGACCTTCAACATTTCCGTAAAGGAACAGCAAACGGCAAACCATTCACTTTGTCATTCTGGGTCAAAGCGTT